CGCAAAATATTGGCTGATTATAAGTTTGGGGATCTTTATAATTTTTACAAAGAACTTCATGGTAGTAAAGCATTGCCAAAATCTGTAGTTAAAGAAGTTTATAAAAAACTATTTCCTGCTATAGTAAAAATGATGGTATTTGAAAACCTTGATTATAGATTGCCCAATCGTTTAGGATATATTAGAGTTAAGAAAAAACTTGTAGAGCCTAAATTAGATAAAGATGGTAATGTGGATGCAAGGAGATTATCAGTAGATTTTAAAAAGACTAAAAGACTTTGGGAAAAATTATATCCCGGGAAAACTCAAAAAGAACTTAAAGCTATAAAAGATAAACCATTAATAAGGGAACTTAATGAAGATTATAATGGATATAGAGTAACTTGGTATTGGGATAAAACAACTTGTAATTTACCAAACCAATCAGCATATTATATTAAAATTACAAGAGATAATAATAGAATATTAAGTTCGGGTGTAAAATTCAATAATCTTAATTTTTACGAATAATAAATATAAATAATTATGCTTAATGGAAGAGTAGTTAGTATAGACTTGATCATAGAGGATTTATATAGAGACTATGGTTTTGAAGTTGTTAACAAGGCTGAGGTAGCTGAATGGATTTGGAAATCTATGGCTATTATAGGAACTCCATACCCATATGAAGATAAATCTGAAGAACTAGATATAGTTGCTTATAGAGCTGCTCTTCCTATAGATTTATATAGCTTAACTTCAATCAGAGAAAAAACGACTGGCATTCCTCTCAGAGAAATGACTGACATAATGAATAAATTTGCAGACGGTTCTTACGCAAGTTTTGATACTGTTATAGCTGATTATGATCCTGCCTACCCAAGTACCTATATTAGTAGCATACAACAATACTACGAAACTATAGTAGGTACAGATGGTTATTCAGAATTTTATACTTTTAAAACACAGGGAAATTATATATACTTTGGAATAGATAAAGGAATTGTAGAAATTCAATATAAAGCTATTCCAATAGATATAGTTACGGGTATGCCAACTGTTCCTGATAATGCAAAATATATTAGGGGAGTTGTAAGTTTTATAGCAGAAAGACTTGCGTTTAGAATGATGCTAAAGGATATGTTATCTGAACGTAAGTATGAAATCATACGTCAGGACTATTTATTCAATGTAGGTGCAGCTCAATCTGTTTGTATAATGCCAGATCCTAGTCGTATGGAAACTTTAATTAATAGATGGAAATCAACTTATTTAGGGCCTAACCACTTTGATACTAATTTAAGATATCTTGGTTCTAGGGAATAACTAAGTTAATATGATGTAGTTATGGAAATGCCAAGATTTACTAATAGTTTTAAAGGTGGTATGAATAAGGATATATCACCAAATGAATACCCCAATACTTGTTACCTTGATGCTCAGAATTTTAGAATAGTTGTAGACAGTGGTGATGGTTTGGGAACAGCTGCCTTAACTACTCCTAAAGGTAATTTAGTTAGTTTTACCTTGCCAACTGCTACTTATTATCTGGGGCATACTACCTTAAGGGAAAAACTAGTTATATTAGCAAAACATGATCTTATTACAGATCTTAAACCTGATAAAGTTTATGTATTAAATTTAAGCAGTTTAATTACAGGAACCAATCTCATAGTATCAGGAACTCATCTTGTATACGAACAAGATCTTAACTTTAGTCTAACTAATCCAATCAGAGTTGTTGGTAATTATGAAAATGCCGATATTCAAAAAATTTATTGGGTTGATGGTATAAATCCATTAAGACATCTTAATATAGTAACTAATCCTGATTATAATGATTTAAGTACATTAGATCCAGAATTATTAAATATATTACCCAATCATACATACGGTTCGTATGAATTAGCAGAACTTACCGGAGGTCATCTTAAAGCAGGTAGAATACAATATTCATATCAGCTATATTCTATATCTGGTACTGAAACAATGTTTGCTCCCCCTAGCAGATTATATAATATTACTTCATCAGATTCCAGCGATGGAATTAATTTTGAAGGTGATGAGATTGAAACAGAAGTTAATAAGTCGATTAGAGTTACTATTAACTTAGGAGCCAGTATAACATCGACATTCAATAGAATAAGACTAGTAGCACTAGAATATGAGACTTACGGGGATGTTCCTACAGTAAGAGTAGTAGCTGAATTAGAATTAGGTAATAGTTCTATCTCATTTACGGATTCCGGAAACACTATAGGTGAACTTCTTCTAGAAGAGTTTCAACAAGTTAGGAATGAAATTACACCAACTACTATTGAAACAAAAAATAATTATTTATTTGCTGCTAATATAACTCAGGAATTTTTTGATATAGATGACTTAGTTAAAGAAATTACAGGAGATGATGATTCCTTTTTAGATACAAGAGCTTATCGTTGGAGATATGTAGAAGCTGGTATTGGAGAAGGCTCAGGATCTCAAGCATTAAATGATCTTACTGACGCAGGTGCAATAGCAAATACTCCTGGCTATACAGGAGCTGCTCAAGCTTATGATATATCAATAGTAGAAGCTTATAATACAAGCTGGCATATTCATTTAACAGTACGACCAGATGTTCATGCAGCTGCTCAAGTACCAGTAAGAACTGTTACAGGTATATCATCATTAAATGGATTAGGATGTAATGTCAGTTTAAGAACTTGGAGTACTGGTCTTTGGGATGAACAGGGGTTTGCATTAAATTTTGATGGGGCTTATATAGATGGTTATGATTCTGTTACACATAATTTAAGTATCAGAGGAACTAAATATTGGGGCACTCCACCACAAGATCTTACTCCACCTTGGAGTTATGGTAATTATGATGAAGATGCTATTACTCAATTTAATTATACATATACATATACTTATCCATTAACAGTTGGTACATCTGCTTTTGAATGTACTTTAAATAAAACACACCCAGTTTATGGATTGCCAGGAACTTCACTTGAGCATGTATTGGTGGGTTTCGATGAAATAGATGAAAAGGATGATTGTATAAATACTTATAATAATATAGAAAATTATAGTGTTAATAATTTATATAAATATAGACAAGGAGCTAATGATCCTCCTCTTGTTACAGACATAGGGGGAACTGGGGAATTTATTTCATTTGAATTTATTACTGAAACTCTTGACGACATTGCAACAAGAAGAACTATTGGTGCGGCTCCATCTATTAATTATGTATTAGATCCATATCCATTTAATTCTTATGGTAATCCTCAACATGTTATTGATTTTACAAGTTATCAAAGAGATGAAGTATATAGATTTGCTATTGTATTTTATGATCTTAAAGGCAGACCATCATTTGCAAAATGGATTGCTGATATAAGATTCCCAGATGTAAATGAATATTTATATGATGGTGTGTATAGTGATGCTTTTAATTTTGTTTCAGTAGATGCTATTTCACCTGATAATACTGTTAATGCGGTTGCTTTGGGAATAAAATTTATAGTTAATTGGGCAAGTATTGAGAGTACGTATACTGGATTATTAGATCAATTATCTGGATTTCAAATAGTGAGAACTCCAAGAACAGATTTAGATTGTACAATTAAAGCACAGGGATTAATAGTTCCAACTCATATTGTCACAGTAGATGATGATCCTACTTTAAAAGCAAGTAACTATAGTTCATATAATATCACTTCGGGAGGGGATTATGAAACTGGTGCAGCTGGTATTACTCAAATAACAGATGTTACAGGAACTAACTCAACACTAGATGATGATCTAGTAGAATTACTTAGTCCTGAAATTGTTATTAATAAAAACTTAGATATAGCTGATGATGACTTTTTAGAAGTAGTTGGTCATATAAGTAATGTAAGTGTTGGTAGTATTGTATTAACTCCTTCAGATCAAAAATCTTATGCTGTAGTTGCTACAACTATGACTCCGTTTGACCGAAGTCCTACAAGTATAATAACTGACTATAGACAAACTATAGATGCCGGATATATATCATTACCGGAAGCTAAGATTCCCACTACAAGAGTTATTGGTGGAGTAGCCTATACTGCAAGAGGATTTGATGATGATGTAGCTGCTAGTTTTCCTGAAATGACTTATAAAGGAACATCTTTAGTTGCTAAAATAACAACTCCATTTTTAAATGTAACTCCAGGAGATTACGCAGCTGGTGATGAACAGGCCATGTACGGAAGATATAGAAGACCTTTGGGGTACTCAATTTATGGAGGAGCAACTTATTCAGAAAGATCTTATTCTCATTATATAGATGTAAGTGGTTTTATAGAAATGCCAGAAACTTATACTGGAGGTGGGGATTCTTATTCTATGTATAATGGAGATGTATATATTTCTCCATTTAATTTCTTGAAATTATTTTATGATTATGGTGCTGAATATGCACAAGCTGATGGTGAAAATTCTGGTCAAGTATTAGTTGGGTTTCCTACAGAAAGTAGAATTAACTTATATTATAAGTTAGATAATATTCCACGATATTTTACAACTCCTGATACTCCGGTAGATTATTATTTAGCTGAAAACTACTCAATCGGTATATCTCAATACCCAAACGGATACCCCAATATAAATGATTTATATAGATACAATTCTGCTTATTCTGCTGAAGCACTTGCTAAAAGCTTTTTACCAAAACCATTTGATTACAGAAGTTCAGAAGTGAACGATGTTATGATTACTTCTAGTGAAAGAAAATTTAATGGTGAATATTCAGATTCTTGGTTAGTATTTAAATTTAATAATTATATAGAATTAGAAGGAGAATATGGAGCTGTTACAAGACTTATAAATAGCAACGAAAGATTAGTAGCATTTCAACCCAGAGCTATTGCTGTACTATCAGTATTAGAACGTGAGTTAGTTGAAACCAATAATACCGCTTCTTTAGCTGTAGGTTCTGGTGGTATATTAAGTAGATATGATTATGTAAGTAGATTGGCTGGTACAAGTTTATATGATGCTATAACAGCTACAGAAAGTGGCTTATATTTCTATGACGACAAGAATATAGTCATATATCGCATTCTAGAGGGATTAGAGCCCATTTCTGACACTAAGGGTATGAAGTCATACTTTGAGGCGTATCCACATACAAGTATGATTACAACATACGATAGAGCTAATAGAGAGGTTTTATTTAGTCCTGCTAATTATAATACTTTATGTTTCTCTGGGTATGTAGATGCTTTTAGTGGTTTTTATACGTTTAATTCTGGAGCAACTTATATAAAAAATTATATAACTTTTGATAAATATTTATTATCATCATTAGATGGAAGAGTATTCTATATACATAATATTGGAGAATATAATAATTTCTATGGGGATGATAAAACCAGTACATTAACTCTTGTTACTAATCCTGTTAAAAATAATGTAGTTACTTTTCATACTGTAGATTGGCTAACTGATCTTACTACTGCTGGTGTAGAATCTACTGATGATTTAGTACATACATTCGATACTCTTCAAATATCTAATACTCATCAAGATACAGGATTATTAATATTAGATGATTGGATTGTTTCAGAAGATCTTAAGCGTAGATTTCGTAAGTGGAGAATTAATACTTTTAGAGATGCTACAGATGAGGGTAGAATAAGAGAC